TATAATCAACAGTATTAAGAATAAGGGCATAACCATTAACAAGAATAGGAGCCTCATAGGCTAAAATAGAATTAACACTCAAATTCTGGGCCATATAAGAATTAGCTGGATACAACGTATTAGTAGGAGTAGTGCCAAGTACGTAAGGATTAGACTGGATTTCAGCAGATACAGTATTACCTTGAGTGACAGTAGGTCGCTCAAAAGACCTTTTCAACCTAACAGATCCCCTAACATAAAGAAAAAGAGAACCTATCAAATCATACCAAGACAAATCAGAGAAATCTTGAGCAGTAGTGACATTAAAAGGTCTGAGAACAGTAGAAGTGGCGGACGCACCAGCCCGACTGGTATAAACTGACATCATCTCCTCAAGAGTATCGAGCTTGCGATAAGGTTGGGGAACATAAGGAGTATCTGCAAACTTGACAAGAACAGGTTTCAATTGTCCAAACATTTGAGCCTGATGAGTAACCATCAAAGCAACATAAGTTTTAGATAAAGGAGAACGAGGTTCATAAAATTGAAAATCTTCACCACAACATCTAAAAACCAAAAAATTCAAGGTAACCAAGGGAACAGCAGTCATAGAAGTGGACAAAATACTCGTAACACACAAATTTAAAGGTACAACTTGAGGTGAATAAGCACTGTCCAACTGATTAGGAGTAAAAGCAACCGGACTTCCATGAGCATAAGGAAGAACAACCTCAACAACTTGAGTTCCGGTAATATTATGTTGTGAAACATATGTAGTACCAGTAGTAGGTGCAGCACTAGTATCTGTCGCAGGAGCTATAGCAGAAATAGAAATTTGAATCTTATGATTTATCAGTGAATTACCCATAAAAACAATATAATACTTTGTAGAACCCCTGTAGTAGCGAAAAAAAGCTACAAAAGAAATTGGCCCAACCATTATCAACATTGTAAATATTAGTATAAGGAGCACCACCATGCCAATTAAATGGAGCACCTGGAAACCACTTACTCGTATTTGCAGTAAGAGAAAAATTCCTAAAAATGACGGTATCTGACACAAAGCGCGAATAGAATGATCATCAGGATCATCA